ATTAATCCCAGACGGATCACCTCGCGCGCATCGGATGGCCAGGCGCCACCGGTGCGCAGCGCCTCGGCCAGGTTTAACGCACCGATCGATGGCGCGCCCACCTCCAGGCGCGGGCGGTTGACGGTTTCCTGCAGCTCGCGGAATTGCCCGTAAGCCAGTCGGAAGGAATATTCCCCGTCACCAAACTGCAGCGTGATACTGCCATCTTCCATGCTCACGGCGGCGATCCTACGGGATCGTTTCCGGCACTACGGCGCCGTCGCTGACGATGTTGACCGCCATCTGCACCTTGTTGCCGCGCTCGGCGGTGATGGCGAACTCCTGCAGCTTGGCCGGCATGATCCAGGCATAGGCCACGGGGTTGCCGAGTTCGATCCGCACGTTGCGGGTTTCGCCGGCGTTCCACCAGTCTTCCCAGGTGTCGAAACTCTCGGTGGCGACCACGCCCGATCCGGCGATGGCGCCCTGGTAGCTGACCACGTCGCGTCCGAGCCAGGACGGCGCATCGGGATCGTCGCAATCGGGGATGTTGGTGTCGTTGAGGTTGGCGGTTCGCGTCAGCCCTTTCGAGGTGAGGCCGCAGGGGTCGGTGAACACTTCCGGCGAAGCACCGTCGCCGATTTTCACCAGGAACTGGCTGAATGGATAGGTGGTGGCTTGGGCCATGGTCGTCTTGCTCCAATAAAAAACCCCCGACGGTTTCCCGTCGAGGGCAAGGTTTCAGGCTTGGTGGTTCGGCTAGTCGGTAAAGGCGTGCACGGTGATGACGGCGTGCGCGGTGATCCCGTCAGGGTCGCGCATGTACTGGGTTTGCTCCACCGTCATCTCGACCAGCCGCGGCGGCGCATCGAGGACGATCGGCGCCAGGTCGAGCGCCTTCGCCACGGCAGCACCGAGTTGTTTTACTTGCACGGTGTCCGGCCCGGCAGCCCAGCCGTCGAGTGTCACGAATGCTTCGCCGCCGTCGAGGCAGCTGCCATGCTCCGGCAGCATCTGGAACGGCCCGAACGACAGATACGGTTTAACGGCGCCGCCAGGCACCGCGTCATAGATGCGGCCGGCAATGATGGCATTGACGCCGGCATCGGCTTTCAGCACGGCGACCAGTGCCTTCTGCAGTTGCAGTGATGGGTCGGAATAGCTCATATTGCTACTCCCGTCTCGGCGATCATTTCGAACCACAACCCATGCTGGCTAGTGCCAATAAAAGGGTCGACGCTTGTGCGGATATTGAACTCGGTGCCGCTCTCGACTTCGGTCGCCTTCCAGTCGGTGGTGACCTGCCTGGTATCTGTCGAGCGCCGCACGGTAAGTATCACTGGCTGGCGCCCTTGAAGTCTTGCCGCATCCACCGCTTCACCACCAACCTTCGCGGTGATGTTGCCTGACACGGTGAAGCGATCGACCCAAAAAAGACCGATGTTGCCATACTCATCTTCGACACTATCGCGCTCAGAGAATTTCAGGCGATAACGCAGACTGCCCGCGCCATATTCAGGCGCCGGCATTTAACGCTTTCCCCGCTTCGGCCGGAACGCATGGCCGGCGTCGATCATGTCGCGGGTCAGATAAGTGCCGGCAGGATCAGAAGGCGAAACAATCCTGCCGGCTCCCACGCGCTCGATTTCTAATGCGCATAGTTCAAGCACGCGGGAATAGGTGTTGCCGGCATGGAAGCGCACGGTCTTGCGCGGATGCGCGTGGTAGTCAAAACTCCTTTTCATCACAACAGTTTTCATGTTACCTGGATCATGCTGCTGATAGGCTTTGCTGGCATTGCCTTCATCAAGCGCCATTATATCCCGGCGTTGATTTCCGCATTGCCGTCGAAGATCGGACTTGGCAGCGACGTATAGACACCCTCCAGCGCGCCCCACTCGCCGCCGTCTCCGATGTCGCCTGTTAAGTCCGGCCTGCCGGAAAGCATCGACAACAGATAGTGGCTCGGGTATTCCGCCGTGAACCCACCCCCAGTCTGAGCTAAGAAGTTGTTGATGTTGTCCTTGGTGTAGCCCTTGAGGCCCGTTGCCTTGCCCGGCGACGATGTAACGAGTTTGCCCTGATAACGCAGCTGGTTGAGCATGTATCGCGCATTGGCGTAGGTTATGGTCCCCCCGGAAACATAAGGGGGATATGTTGTCGTGTTCGACGTATCAACATCAAGTGTGACGTTGTTGCCAGATACGCTGACCACAGCCCAGCCAGACTGCACTGAGTGAGTGCCTGACTGCCCTGTCGTAGTGAACGCGATAGCCGAGCCCCCCTTCGTAGCCGCTACTTGGAACGTCGTGCCCGTTGGGTTGATGACCCATAATGGGAGGTTCTTAGCGAAGTCGGTTCCGGTCGGCAGCACACCCGTTGATGTAAACAGAACCATCTGCCCAGCGATAAAGGTGTTGGTACGGGTGACCGTGGAGCCGCTGAACGTACAGGTGCCCAACGTGCAATTCAGCGCAGTCGGGCCTGCAACCAACCCGTGGACGGCCAGCATGAAGCCCGCGCATGAGTTATCCAGAGCGGGACCGCTGGTGGTGATGCTCCCCGGCCATGAGGTTGTCGCCATGGTGACGACGCATTGAGCGGCATTGGAAATACCGCTGATGGGCGAGGAAACCGTAGTGTTATTGGTACTGGCTATGAGGTTCGTCCCGTAATAGTCGGCGTTGTAGCCACCCTCATAGGTGGTCAGTTTGTTGATATTGCGCGGCGCTGTAGAGAAAAACGTTTTCCAATTCTGGTAGCACGCCAGAAGATATGCGTTGTTTTGCGGTGCCGACGCCGCGCCCTGACCATCTACATATAATGGAGGCTGTGTTGTCCCGCCCTTGAACAGGTTATAGGCCCAGACCATCTCCTGGGTTTTTGCGTAATCCGATGTGGACGCATAAGTCGAAGTGCATCCTGAAGTCACCCAATTATAGGCAGCACTGCCGCCTGTGAAAACGTAGCCGGTCGCGTCTATCCGTGGCGCACTCGTTGCCGAGCCGGTAAAGCCGGTTGTCGTTTGTACCGCGCAGACGAAATCATATTTGGTGCGGTTGTTACTGAAAACAGCACTAACCGATTGTCCGAGAAGTGAAGTCGCACGTCCATACCAGTTGTGGCGATCGCCAGCATTTGGCGTAATCGTTGTGCTTCCCGTCCACGGTGATGTCCCTGCAGTAGGTGCGCGGTTGATCGTCACGACGAGGGGACTAATCACCGCAGTTACATAGGCGTCCTGACCATTGAAGCCGGACAAACCAGAATAAGTCCCTAACGAAATACGAGCGCCGAGCGGCGGCGCATTGTCGGAGAACGTCAGGGTCGACGTCCCCGTCGTACCCGAACCAGTGAACGACACAGCAGTGTTCGTATAGGTCTTGCCGACACCGTTTCGTATGCCCTGTCTGACATCGGCATAAGAAGTCACATAGAACGCGCTGTTCCAGGTTTCGTTGGGAGGTTCATAGCATCCCTTCATCCACGCCGGACCAAAGTCCCTGACATATGTGGCCGCGCCAGAAAGCAAATCAGTAGGGGGGTCCGCTGCAAGGTATGGCGTCGAGAAATGGGGGTGCGCGCCAACCGTAGCGCAGAGGTCTACCATAGCCTCATAGGGGATGCCGTTGTCGATATAGTTGCTACCCGTGTCAGATCCGAACGCTATCCAAGAGTTCAATCCTGCATCGAAAACCAGACCACTCCATCGGTTCAAGCCCGGCCTTCCTGTATGTGTACTGCCGGTAAAGGCAAACACAGGCGGCGGAAGGATCGGTAAAGCACCAGTGCCGTTGAGGTTGAATGTAGGGTTATTGCCCGTCGCCGTGGCTGACCATCTAACGATGATGGTTTGCTTGTCAGTTGGACCGCCAGAGCCATAGTAAGGATCGGTAAACGTCCCGATGTTGGAATAAGCATCGCCGGTGTTTGCCGTAAGGCCCGCGTTAATCGCCTTGCGCGGCTCCGCTGCGGCCCAGCAGGCATGTGTCAACGGCTTACGATACTTCCATTGTGCGCAGTTACCGAAGTTGCCAGTCTGCCAGTCCATGAACCGGATGCGGCCCGGCTTGAGTTGCACCAGCCTTTCGAGGAATTTCTTGCCCCATATTTTCCCTGCGAGAACGTCCGCCTCGTCGTCAACGTGAAAGACCTTTAGGTTGGTGACGTTCGTCCCCGCCGAAATGCCAATTGAAATTCTGTTCGTGTTCGGCGTGAACGTGAAGCCGGAAGTCGAAACGCTACCGCTCGAAATAGTGCCGCTCGGGCAATAGATCGTGCCAGTGCCGTCCCATGTCACCTTGTAGTCGTTCGAGATAATCCCAGGTCGCTCCGTCGTTGTCGGGATGTACATGACGGAGTACACGCCACCGTTATTGATGACGGTCAGGTATCCGTCCGCGTTCAAATCGTTCGGATCAACATCGCGGTTGCCAGCGGCGTTGAGGTTGATCGTTGACCAGCCCTGGCACATCTTGAAGATGTTGAGTGTTTCGTAAGACGCCTGGTAGCCGGGCGCGCCGACCCCGATCTGCGTGATGCCGCCATTGTGGCCGGGGATGACGGGAGGCGGCACTTTAAACGCGGCAGTGGTGAGATAGAGAACTGACATTAACCGAGCACTTCCACTTTGCTGATGAAATTCAACTTGCCTGAACCGACATTGTAGGCGGTGGTGTTTGTCGTCCCCGCATCGTTGATGGCGGATCTGTCATAGGCAGTGTAATTTGCGCCAAGGGCGATTGACTGCCTGATAGCGGAGACACCGCTGAAGTGGACACCGATAATCAGATCCTTGGTCTTGTCGAAGCTGAAGGTTATTTCATCGCTCAACCGTGGACTGCCTGCTGCGACCGTAACCCCGGCCGCTCCCGAGAACAGTATTTGCACTTGGTTTCCGTCGTAATCATATGGATCGCCAGCGCCTGCCCTATGACCAACATAGCAGGCGTCTATAATAGCCGAAGCTACCGTAGACGCATCGAGCGTGATCCTGACTTTGGTGCCTGTAGTCGGCCCGCCACTATACGCGCCGACTGCGAGAAGCTGCCTGAGTGTGTAACCACTCCATCCGGGGTTGTTTGTGGCAGGCGACAAGCTATGCACCGTCTGCCACGTTCCCTCGACGGCAACATCCGTAATCGTAACCGTGATGGTCTGATTGGTGGCGTTGAGGGCGGCATCGGTTGCTGTTACCTGCACAACCCAACTGTGCGCCTCCGTCTCGTAATCCTTTGCCGCCAGCCCCAGCAGGCCGCCGCTTGTCAGCGTGAACGAAGCCGCATCCGCGCCACCTGTCTTGCTCCACGTCACGCCGCCACCTGCGTCGGTCGCGGTGAGCGTAGTCGACAGCGCGATGTTCTCGGCGACGCTAAACGTGGCTGGGGAAGTGATGACCGGCGCGGTGGTATCTACCGGCGGACCCAGCGTCTTGGTCTCGACATTGGAATACGACCCGTAGTCCGCGCCTCGCTTCAACCTCGCCCGCGCCCAGTAGGTGCCGTTCGGCAGGGTTGTGGCTTCCATAGCCACGATGTCGCCGGTCACCTCGCCCACATCGAGCGTGTTAGTGGATGACGTTGAGAACGCGGCGTTATCCGTAATCTCAAGGTTAACGATGTCGCCATCCGCCGCGTCTCGGTAGTCGCCGAACCCACTTGGCAGATCGACCGTAAAATTAGGCGCAGTGTCGGTACTGTCGGAAACCCACACCAACGACGGTGCGGCCGGCACCTCGGTAGCGCCGCCGCCAGTGCCGCTTGCCTGCGATGCCGTGCGCCCGATCATGCCGCGCGAAAAACTCGTCACGCGCGCGGCATCCAGTAAGTAGAAATAACGTCTGTCATCCAGCCCGGCGATTGCGCCTCGGTGCCGGGCACCAGAATCTCACGATTTTCATAGAGGTGGCTGGTATACCTAAGTATAGCATCGGTGATGCCGGGATCGATCTCGTCGGCGTCGGCGTAGCCGGACGGCATCGTCACCACCATGCCGGCGGCGAAGGCACCCTCGATCGCGTACAGCCCAATGCCATGGGTCGACATCGATGTCAGCGCATAGTCGGCGGAAACGTCACCGCTGCCATTGGCCGCCACCGTAAAACTGTTGACCGGCGACACCGGCACCGTCGCGACCTCCTCGCAGAAATCACCCTCGGTCGGCGTCCATGTCCACGTCACCGGATTGACCGACACATTGGTGACCCGCTCAAACCAGTTGATGGCCCGCTTAATGGCGTCGGTGATGTAGAGATCGTCGTAAGTTCCATCGACGCGGAGGTGCGATTTTGCCAATGGCAGCAAGGCCGCCGGCAACGCGGCGCGATCCAGCCCGCTGGCGATGATCATGCTTCCACCTGCCGGTAGTAGCGTTCGATCACGGGCATCAGGTCGCAGGACAGAACCGTCCCATCCGATCGCAGCATCATCAGCGTGGTGTCCGATATCGTCATTTCCTCGATCCCAATCCCGTCGGCCCCACGGTCGCCCTTGGCCCCGCGCTCGCCGGCTGGCCCCTTTTCCCCCGGCCGGCCCCGCACCCCCTTGGCTCCGAGCATCCAGCCGGGCCCCGGAAGGTCGCCAGGATCGTCACAGACGGCCCGCCATTCGCTGCCGTTGTGGCAGACCACATCCATGGCCCGATATTGCGCCGACGCATCCCAGAGGCCCCTAGCCTCGCCTGGATAGGCATCCAGACCCCGTTCGCCCGGCGGCCCCGGCTCGCCAGGCGGTCCCTGCGGCCCGATGTCCC